GGCGGATGCCGAGCCCGAGCCTGGCGGGCAGGAGACCGGCGGCCGGCAGGAGGGGTCTGCCGAGGTGGGCCCCGAGGGGTATCCGCTGAACACGCCGGTCAAGGACATGACGCCTGAGCAGCAGGCGGCCTACTGGCGCGCGCAGGCGAAAAAGCACGAAAGGACCGTCAAGGCGTTCGGCCGGTTCCGGCCGGAGCAGGTCAAGGAGATGGCCGAGCGGCTGCGCGAGATCGAGGACGCGCAGAAGAGCGAGGCCGAGCGGCTCGCCGAGCGCCTGGCGGAGGTGGAGCGGCGCGCCCGGGAGGCGGAGCTCGCCAAGGCGAGGCTGCTGGCGGCGTCGACGCATTCGGTGCCTGCGAGCCTGGTGGAGCGGCTCGCAGGCGAGACCGAGGAGGAGATCCTCGAGGCGGCCGAGGCGCTGGCCGAGGGGATCGACGCCGAGGTGGAGCGCCGGGTGGAGCAGCGGCTGGAGCAGCGGGTGGCCGAGCGGCTCGCCGAGCTCGAGCAGGAGCGGGAGCAGCAGTCCCGCGCGCGCGGCGGCTGGCCGGTGGAGTCCCTGCGCCCTGGGGCGATGCCGGCCAATGAGGACACGGACCCGAACGAGGCGTTCCGCCAATTCCTGATGGGCGGGCGCCGCTAGCTACCCCTTTTCTTGTTCGTTGAGCAGCGCCGGCTCCTCGCACGGGGCCCGGGTCCGCTGCATGCTGTTGAGAGGAGTGCCCCGTGCCGTACGATGAGCTGATCACTAGGGATGTTTCCGATGACCCGTTGATCCCTGAGCCGGTGTCGGCTCAGATCATCCAGGAGCTGCCGACGCAGTCCTTCCTGCTGCAGCGGGCCGGTCAGGTGCGTATGAGCACCCGGACCCAGCGGCAGCCGGTGCTGGACGTGCTGCCGATGGCCTACTGGGTGTCGGGTGACACCGGNATGAAGCAGACCAGCTCGGTGGACTGGAAGAACGTCACGCTGGTCGCCGAGGAGCTCGCGGTGATCGTCCCGATCCCCGAGGCGTACCTGGATGATGCCCAGGTGCCGATCTGGGATGAGGTGCGGCCGCGGATCGTGGAGGCGTTCGGCTACAAGATCGACGCGGCGGGTCTTTTCGGTGTGGACAAGCCGAGCTCGTGGCCGGCTGACATCTACAGCTCGGCCGTGGCCGCCGGTAACACGGTGGTCGCCGGCACCGGCGAAGATTTCGCGCAGGATGTGGCCGCGCTCGGCGAGGTGATCGCCGCCGACGGGTTCCAGATCAGCGGTTTTGCCGCCCGGCCGGGCCTGAAGTGGAAGCTTGTGGGCCTGCGCAGCCAGGACGGTGCGCCGATCTACCAGCCGGACCTGCAGAGCGGCGGCGGCGGCATGCTGTACGGCTACCCGGTGACGGAGGTCACCAACGGGGCCTGGGACAGCAGCGAGGCGGAGCTGATCGCCGGCGACTGGTCCAAGTGCATCATCGGTATCCGGCAGGACATCACCTACAAGATGTTCGACCAGGGCGTCATCTCCGACGGCGAGGGCAAGGTCGTCCTCAATCTGATGCAGCAGGACTCGGTCGCGCTCCGCGTGACCATGCGGGTGGCGTACGCCACCAGCAACCCGGTCACCGCGCTGAACCCGAACTCCGCCACCCGGTTCCCGTTCGGTGTGGTGCAGGCGGCGACGGCCGGTTCCTGATCCGCCCTGGGTTGTGGCGGGCTGGTGGCTGGTGCGGCAGAGACCTGCGGGCATGCGCCTGTGGGTCTCTGCCGCGGATGACCAGCTGAGGTTTGACGGGTGACTCCTCCGCTCCCTGAAGGGAGCGGCTTCTCGCTAAGCCGCTTCCGCAGCGTCGCGAAGGGCAAGCCCTGCCCTGAGAATGTTCTCGGCCGCGTTCACGTCAGCGTGCGCGGTATGCCCGCACGCCGTACAGGCGAACTCGGCTTGGGTGACGCGGTTCTCCGCAGCGCAGTGCCCGCAGCGGGCACAGGTGCGGGAGGTGTTGGCGGGGTTCACCGCGATCAGCTCGCGACCGGCGCTCTCAGCCTTGTACGCGAGCACACGCAGGAACACCCCCCAACCCGCATCCAGGATGCTTCGGTTCAAACCGGACTTGGCGGCGACGTTCCGGCCTGGCTGCTCGATCGTGCCGGACGCGCTGCGGGTCATGTTCGCGATCCGCAGGTCCTCGTGCACGATCACGTCATAGGCGCGGACCAGGTCGAGCGCGGCCTTGTGCGCGTGGTCGAGGCGCTGCCGCCGGACTTTCGCATGCAGGGCAGCAACCCTCGCCACCGCCTTAAGCCGCCTTTTGCTGCCCCGCTTCTTGCGGGCGAGGTCGCGCTGCGCGGCAGCGAGCCGGTCGGCGGTGGCGGCGAGGTAGCGCGGGTTGGCCAGATGCTCCCCGTCAGAGGTGGTGACCAACGAGGCCACGCCCATGTCGATCCCGACCACCGCCCCCGTGGTGGGAAGCGGCTCGGCGGGCACGTCGTCGCAGGACAGGATCACGTACCAGCGGCGCCCCTCCCGCTTGACGCTGATCGTCTTCACCCGGCCGCGCACGGGGCGGTGCTGATGCACGCGGACATGCCCGATTCCCTGGAGCCGCACGAACGTGGCTGTGGGGTGTTCGGGCTGGGAGTCCCACCGGCAGCCGTCACCGTCCTTCGGCCACTCCACCGTGTCGAACCAGCCGCGGCCCTTGAAGCGGGGGAAGCCCGGCTTCTGCCCGGCCTTGACACGGCGGAAGAACGCGGCGAACGCCTTGTCCAACCGTCGCAGGGTGGCCTGCTGGGAGGAGAACGACCACCGGCCCTGCCCGTCCGGGTCGTCCGCGCGGATGTGCTTCAACTCGGCCGACTGGTCTCCGTACCGGATCGTCACACCTGCCATGCGGTAGGCGGTGCGGCGGTGCTCAAGGGCCGCGTTGTACAGCGTGCGGTGGTCCTCCAGGCACGCGGCGAGCGCGATCTCCTGGCGGCGGGTGGGGCGCAGCAGGAACTTGTACGACCGTCTCACCGCTTGCGTCGCCGCCTCTCAGTGCGCAGACCCTCGGCGAGGAGCACGCACGCAGCGGCATTGATCGAGATGCCCGCTTGCGCGGCGTATTCCTCGATCTGCCGCTTCAACTCCGGCGGTACGCGGAGGTTTAGTGACTCGCGGTGCGCTCCTCTAACCACAACCAGAATGCTACCACAACGCGGTCAAGAAGGGAGGGGGCGCGGATTCCCCCGCCAGCTAAAGCAGGCGGTCCCCTCCGCGCGATTCTGATGGACTACCGCGCGTTGCAGTGGACGAAGAGCAGCTACTCGGCGCAGGGTGACCAGTGCGTTCAGGTCGCCAAGCTCCCGGATGGCCGGGTCGGGGTTCGCGATAGCAAGCACGAGGATGGTCCGGTCCTCGTTTTCACCGCCGCCGAGTGGCGGGCGTTCATCGGAGGGGTGAAGGACGGCGAGTTCGACCTGTGAGCGGGATGGCGAAGCCCTCGGCCGCGCAGGTGGCCGAGGGCTTTCTCGTGTCCGTTTTTGGGAGCGGAATGGGAGCGNCACAGGCGGCAGACGAGTGCCGTAGAGTGCCGCAGACGACATCCGGAAACCGGTTTGGCCTGCGAAAACGGCGGTTTAGGTGGGGTGGTGAAGCGTNCCCTTCTTCGTTCGCATCGAAGGGGTCAGGGGTTCAAATCCCCTTAGCTCCACCGCAGGTCAGAGGCCGTTCCCGATCCGGGAGCGGCCTCTCCCATTTCTCCGGATGTCCGGTTTTGGGAGCAGGATGGGAGCAGGCCGGGTTCGAGACCGCTGGAAGGCCCGCGCGGATCGGGCGGCGTCTATCGGTGTGACCTTCCCGCGGAACGGCTCCAGCAGCCGGTCCAGGATCGGCACCGGCGACCGGCGCGGCATCCCGTACTCCCGGTGCCAGTGCTCCTCGAGGGCGGCCCGGGCGGCCAGGGACTGCTCCCACCGCTCCTGGAGACGCTCGACGAGTTCCTCCCGCATCTGGTCGGAGATGTGGGTGTACAGGTCCCTCATGCCGCCGTCGTTCTCGTGCCCGATCCGCTCGTCCCGGAGCACGTCCGGGATGCGGTCCTCGGCCATCCAGGTCTCGTGGGCGTGCCTGAGCCCGTGCGGAGTCAGCCCCTTGATGACCGGCAGCCAGTTCACTAGGTGAGCGCCTTCTGGCAGCGGGGGAATTCCTCGCCCCCTGGGATATTTCGCGGCGTCGGCCGGCCACGGCGGGGAGATGACCCGCCCCGGCCACCCGGCGGAGACGTCGGCGAGCACCGGCGCGGCCGGCCGCGGGTTCTTGCCGCCTGCGGCGGTGTACCAGCCGTCGGCGGCCGGCCGGAAGAAGCGCCGGGCGAAGTCGGAGCGGCGCGGGTGCCCGCCCTCCGGGCCGAGGAAGACGTACTCGGCGCCGCGGCAGTAGGGGTCCTGGGTGCTCTCGTGGCAGGTGCACCGGGTGGTCTTCTGCCCGGCCAGGTGCTCTTGTAGCAGCGCGGCCAGGAACGGGGGCGTATCGATGGTCCGGATGGACCCGTCCTTGGGGCGGCCGCGGTAGAAGTACCCGTTGAGCTCGTAGAGCTTCCAGTCCAGGTCGATCACGCCGCCGTCGCGCAGGCGAAGACACTCGGGGGTGAGGCCGACCGCCTCCGACCAGCGTGCCCCGGTGTAGGCCAGGAAGATGATCAGGCTGAAGAAACCCTGGTGTCCGCTGATGGCGGCGACGCGCTCGGCGACCAGGAGCGCCTCCAGCGGGGTAGCCCACACGCGGCGCTGCTCCATGACCCGGGCGATCCTCCGTTCGGAGCGTTTGCCGGTGGCCCGTTTGCGGGCGGCGGGGTTGACCGGGATCCGGGTGGGGACCGCGGCGCCCAGGCAAGTGCCGAGCACCGATCGGGCGTCGCGTGCGGTGCGCCGGGAGTACCCGTGCACGCGGACCAGGTCCGTCTCCCAGGCGTCGATCTGCTCGGTGGTGAGGGAGTCGAGGGTGCGCTGCCCGAAGGCCGGCAGGACGCACACTTCGATCAGCCACCGGTAGTTCTCCAGGGTCGACAGCTCCAGGTCGAGCCCTGGGAACCAGATGTTGACCCACTCGTTGACGGTGATCTTCCCTGAGCGGGGGTTGATGTACCGGCCCTCGCGGATCTTGGCCTCCTGGTCGGCGGCGTACTGCTCTGCCGCGCGCTTGGAGGTGAAACCGCTCATGGACTCAAGCCGCCCGGTGGCGGGGTCTCGCCAGCGGGCGCGCCAGGTCTTCCCGCGTTTCTCGGCGTAGCCCAACCGATCCTCCCTGTTGGTGGGTTAGTGAGCGTGATCCACTGTGGCGGTGTGGGGTGGTGGAGTCGAGCCGGAGTGGCAAAGGGGGTGAAGGGTTCGCCCGCCCAGGGGCCGGCCGCGGCCGGTGGCCCGGTCGCGGCCCCACCGTGGGGGTTAGGAGGCTGGCGAGGGCGGCTGCCGGCGCCGCCGCTCGCGCAGGTATGCCTTGACGCGGGTGATCGTGGCTGGGTCAGCATCCCGGGGGATCACAATGGTGGGCTCCCCGCCTTCACGATGGACCGCGACGAAGTTCACACCCCGGGGGAGTTCGTCGCGTCGGTACCCGTAGACCCTGCTGCTCATGCCGCAGCCTGGTCGACGAGGGTGCGGATGTGCTCCCAGACCTGCTGTTCGGCGGCCGGGTCGGCCTTCCCGGTGGGTGTGACTTCCACATCCACGCAGGCCCCGCCGACCTGGACCGTTACAAGCCGCGGGCAGCCTGCAGGTGCGCGCAGCGCCTCCAGGAGCTCCAACGGCGGCCGGTCACGGTCGCGTTCGAGGTACTCGGCGGCGAGCATGATGCCGTCACCGAGCTTGCGGTAAACGCCGATGGCCTCGGCGATCAGTTCCCTGAGCCTCTCCACCGACGCAGGGTGCAAGTGGTTGCTGCTCACAGCCATCTCCTGCGTGTATGCGGACACTGGTCAGGGAGAGAGGGGGACACCAGTGTTGCACGGCCGCACAATCGTTTCTAGTCGAACATATGAGGCAATTGGGGTCGTGACATTACCGTGACCTGTCCCAGTTTGCCCCTTGTGCGCGGCGCATGCGCACGTCAGGCGATATCCCGATGCTCCTGTTGCTGGGCCTGTTGCTGGGCCATGAGCCGTTCGATGCGACCGATCATGCCATCCAGGCGGGCGTTCTCCTCGGCCAGCCGCTGGGCGATCGCCTCAATCTGGCTTCGCTGCTCGGCGAGCGCCTTGTGCAGGGCGCCAAGGAATTCGCCCGAGGGGACCTGGGCGATCTCGGCNCGCTCCAGCAGGGTGCCCTGGTCTGCGGTGTACCCGGCCGCGGTCAGTAGCTCCTGAGGCCCGATTTTCAGCTGGGGGTAGCGCCGCTGNAGCGCCTCGCCGAGGTTTCTAAGCGTGTCGAANCTNGGGCGGATGCGCCCGTTNGCCCACCGGCTCAGCTGGGATGGGTGGATGCCGACAAGCCCAGCGAGCTGGGAGTACGTCATCTCTGTTTGATCGAGAATTTGCTGGATTAGCTCCCTGAAACGGCTTGCCGGCCAGGTCTCCACCGTTCGCCTCCTCGCACCGTCCTACCCGCCTACCTACTTTAGGCAGATTGCCTATCCAGGCCAGCGAGGGGCGCTGCCGAGTTTTTTGTGTGAGGGCTGCGGCGATCTTGGGTTGCTTGGTGTCTTGACTGTTGACTCACGGAGCATGACCCATGTATCGTGTTGCACGTGCATGCAATGGAGGCATGTGTGACCGTCAAGATCAAGCTGCGTGAAGGCGTCGCCCAGCGGGTCCGGCGCCGGCTCGGGTGCGACAGCGACAACCAGGTCGCGCACCGGCTCGGTGTCGCTCCGAGCACCTGGAACCGCGCAGCCCGGGGGGTCACCAGCCCTGGCCCGAAACTTTCATCCGCCCTGCTGGGGCTGGGGTTCTCGCCGAAGGCCTTGTTCGAGGTCGTCGCCGAGCCCGCCGAGCTCGCCGGCGCCCAGGAGGGGCGGCAGTGATCACGCGTACCGCCGAGGAGATCGCCGGAATCCTGCGGTGCTCGCCGCGCACCGTGACCCGCAAGGTCCGGGCGGGGGAGTGGCCGGGCCGTCTGATCGCCGGCCGGTACGTGTTCACCGCCGAGGACCTGGCGGAGATCCTCGAGCGCTGCCGCGCCAAACCGGCCACCCCACCCGCGGCGGTGGACCGGCCGGTCGTCGAGGTTCCCAGGCGGCGCCGGCGGATCGCCGACCGGGTACCCCCGCCCAAACAAGGTGGCCCGGTGACCCGCGCCACAGCCGTCGTGACCCCCCTCACCCCCAAGACCCCTACTCGCAGGAGGAGAGCCTCATGACCGCGTTCGCCAAGGCCCTCACGCAGAACCCGATGGCGTTCGACGCCTTCCGCGCCCTGGTCGCCGCCGTGTGGGAGGCGCGCTGCCAGGAGCGGCGCGCCGCCGACGCGGCCGAGGAGGGTGACGTCCTTGTCCCGTGACGAGACGAGCCCCAGCCGGGCCGGGCTGGGGCTCGCATTCGCTCACCACACACCGGAGGGAGCGAAGAAGATGACCACNCACATCATCCACCACACCAACGCCGTTTCGCCAGTTGCGCAGGTGCTGGGCGTGATCGCCGACCGGCTCGCCGGCATGACCTGCGCCCGGGTGAGCCCGGTCGATGTGGCCCGCGCCGCCCGCGCGGCCGCCCCGGTCGCCGAGGAGCGGGTGCGGGCGCTGGAGGTGCTCGCCGGCTACCTGAACGGGATCTCCGGTTTCGAGGGGTGGCTGGACCGGTGGTCGGCCCCGCGTTACCGGCCTGCAGTGGTGCAGGCGGTGCGCCTGGCCGCCGAGCACGCCTGGGAGGAGGTGACCCGGTGAGCACCCAGGACCTGCGCGCCGCCGCCATCGCCGCCCGCGAGGCGGCTGAGGCGGCCGACCGGCGGCACACCGAGCACTGGGCCGCGTGCACCGCCTGTCAGCAGGGCAGCCAGTGTGACCAGGGCAAGCAGCTGTGGCGGAACCTGGTCGGCGCTTCCCGGGCCGCCTGGGATGCCTGCGAGGAGTACGCCCCGACCGGGAGCTGGGTCACCTACAACGGGTCCGTCACCGGCCTGCACGGGCCGGACTGGAAGGTGCTCGGCCCAACGCCGGGCCGCCCGGGCACCTACCGGATCTACGCAGAGGACATCGACAAGGTGCTGTCCGGGGTGCGCCCGGAGTCCATCACCCCGCAAGAGCCGGCCACCGGCGCCGCACCGGCGCGGGAGGAGGTGACCCGGTGACCGCAGCCGAGCTGGCCAAGCGCGGGGGAGGGGTCATCGTCTCCGCCCCTGGCTGGGCTGGTGGGAGCCCGGTGCGGGTGGTGTCCGCGGGCATGCTGCCCAACGGCAAGGTGGCCGTCCGCTTCCAGGAGGTCAACTGCCGCACCCGGGCGGTGATCGTCCATGTCGACCCCGACTTCCAGGTGACTCTGCGGGGAGGNGGGCGGTGACCGTCACCTTGACCGCTGCCACCGCGGCTGACCTGTTGCAGGAGCTGGCCCGGCAGTACCTGGCGGAGGAGATCACCCGTGAGGAGCTGCTTGAGCGGGTGGCCGGCATCGCCGACCCCCGGCTCGCCGCGGGCGACCTGGCCGACCGGGTGGATGAGCTCGTCTACGCGGTCGGCCAGCTCGACGACTTCGACGCCGGGGTCATTTCCTGGTACGACATCGACCCCGACCTGACCGGGTGGCTGGAGGAGCGGGAGGTGGCCGCCTGGGACATCGCCGCCGACCGCGTGGAGGAGGCCACCCGGCAGCTGCTCCCCCGGGGGGTGGCGCTCCGGTGACGCCCCTGCGCACCCCCACCGGCCGGTTCATCGGCCGGTGGGCCTCCGGGTCCCCCGAGTGGCACGCCGCCCGCCGGCAGAGGATCGGCGGCTCCACCATCGCTGCGATCCTCGGCCTGTCCCCGTGGGAGTCGCCGTTCTCGGTCTGGTGCCAGATGGCCGGCCTGGCCGACCCGCCGCCCCAGACCAAGGCCCAGGAGCGCGGCCACTACCTCGAGCCGGCGGTGGCCGCCTGGTTCGCCGACCAGCACCCCGACTGGAAGATCGTGGAGGCGGGCACCTACGTCCACGCCGAGCGTGACTGGCAGCTGGCCAACCCGGACCGGCTGATCATCTACCCCGGTGACGACGGGTGCGCCTCCGCGGTGCTGGAGATCAAGACCGCCGCGGATGATGCCGGGTGGGGCAGGCCCGGAACCGACGAAATCCCCGTCTACTACCGGACCCAGGTCCAGTGGTACCTGGACACCCTCGGCCTGCAGCGGGCCTACGTGGCCGTCCTCACCGGGCGGCTGCGGTTCGCCGAGTACGTCGTCGACTACGACCCGGCCGACGCGGCGATCATGCGGGACCACGCCGAGGAGTTCCTCGCCGCGCTCCTGTGGGGTGAAAAGCCGGACCTGGACAGCCACCCGGCCACCTACACCACCCTGCAGCAGCTTCACCCGCAGATCGACAACACGACGGTGGACCTCGATGACGCCACCGCGGCCGAGTACATCGAGGCGTACACCGAGCACAAGCGCGCCGAGGCCCGCCTGAACGCCGCCCGCGCCCGGCTCGCCGCCGCCATGGGCACCGCCCGCGCAGCCAAGTGGCGCGACCAGGTCATCGCCACCCGGCAGGCCAAGAACGGCGGCACCCCACATCTGGTCACCGCCCACAAGCTCCCCGACCCGTCTACCTGGAAGGCTGTCGCATGACCGAGAACCTCCCCACCACTGCCACTCCCACCGCCAGCGGTGAGGTTGCCCTGGCGCAGCGCATCGAGTACGCCCGCTACCTGTCCAGCGCGAACCTGCTGCCCCGCCAGTACCAGGGCAACCCCGGCAACGTCCTGTACGCGATCGAGTTCGGCAACGCCCTCGGTGTCGCGCCCGTTGTTGCCATCAACCAGATCCACGTGATCGAGGGGCGCCCGTCAGCGTCGGCGTCGCTGATCTCCGCCCTGGTGCGTAAGGCCGGTCACCGGCTGCGTGTGTGGGTGGAGCGCGACAACGCGGGGCGCCCCATCAAGGCGGTCGCCACGATCGTCCGCAAGGACGACCCCGAATTCGAGTTCCGCTCCGAGTGGACCATGGAGCGGGCCGAGGCCGCAGGGCTGACCGGCAAGAAGGTCTGGCAGCAGTTCCCGGAGGCCATGCTCAAGGCTCGGGCCATCACGGAGGTGGCCCGGGAGGCGTGCGAGGAGGCGCTCAACGGCATCGGGTACACCCCCGAGGAGCTCGGCGCCGACCAGGCCCCGGGCGGGGCGTGGACCGTACCTACCACCGCCGCCGTGGGGGTGGTGCAGGAGAACCGGCCCGGGCAGACGATCCGGGACGCCATGGGCGCGTCCACCTCGGCTGGCACGCCCAACGGGCAGCCCGCCAACGGCAACGGCGCCTATCCCACGCCCCAGGAGACGAGCGGGGAGGAGCAGCCCCCCGCCCCCGCGGGCGGGCAGGATGANCGGATCTCCCGCGCGCAGCAGCAGCGCATGGCCATCCTGATGCGGCAGGTCGGCATCACGGAGCGGGGCGATGCCCTGGCGCTCGTCAACCAGGTCATCGGCCGGCAGGTGGACTCCCGTAAGGAGCTGACCTCCGTCGAGGCCGACCAGGTGATCGCCGCCCTGGAGGCTCAGCTCGCCGCTGCCCAGGAGTCCGAGCCGGTTGAGGCCGAGGTGGTCAGCAGGCACCCGGCGGAGACCGGTCAGCAGGTGATCGACAACGTCGATTGGCCGCCGGTGGCCCAGCCTGGTGGGGGCACCCGGTGACTGCGTGGTGGGCCGGTCCTCTGCTGGCGTTCGACACCGAGACCACCGGCACCAACGTGGAGACGGACCGGATCGTCACCGCCGCCCTGGCGTGGATCACCCCGGGGCAGGGGGTGGTCACCCGGCACCACCTGATTGACCCGGGGGTGGAGATCCCGGAGGAGGCCGCCCGGGTGCATGGGATTACCACCGAGTACGCCCGGGCTCACGGCAGCAAACCCGCGCCGGCGTTGGATGAGATCGCCCGTGACCTGGCCGGCGCGCTGCGGGCCGGGCGGCCCCTGGTGTGCATGAACGCCGCCTTCGACCTGACCTTGCTGGACCGGGAGCTGCGCCGCCACGGCCTGGCGACGTTGGAGCAGCGGCTTGGCCGCCCGGTCGCCCCGGTGGTGGATGTGCTGGTCCTGGACCGGTACATCCGCCCCCGGGCCCGGGGGCGGCGCACCCTGGCCGCCCTGTGTGAGGCGTGGGGGGTCCGGCTGGACGGGGCGCACGACGCCGTCTATGACGCGCTGGCCGCCGCCCGGGTGGCGTGGCGGATTGGGCGGACGACCCCGGAGATCGGGCGCATGCCCCTGGAGGAGCTGCACCGGCTGCAGGTGCGGGAGCGGGCCCGCCAGCAGGCCGAGATGCGCGGCCTGCCGTATGACGGGTGCCCGCCGGACTGGCCGCTCATCCCCTACACCCCCACCCGGTCCAACACCTGACCTTCCACCCCTTCACCCGATCGAGCCACCCCACCACCCCCGCGGGTGGCGGGGTGGCCCCCCTTGAAAGGAACCCCCGACATGCGAAACAAGCAGCCCGAGGACAAGCTCGTCGTCCCCCCGCCGCCGGTGATCCGCCACTCCTCGGAGGAGTCCCACCAAACGGTGGTCGCCCTGCTGCGCGGCGAGTACGACAAGGCCGCCGCCTATGTGCAGCAGGAGGCGGCCGCCGCCGAGCAGGCCCGCCGCGCCATCGCCGAGCTCAACCACCAGCTCGCCGAGGCCGAACGTCGCCTGCGCGAGCACGAGATCAACATCCAGCGCGGGCAGAACCTGATGACCGACCTGGCCGCGCACCTGGCCGCCGCCGGCGTGCAAGTTCCCGGCGCGCCCCAGCCCGTGGACCCGCTGGCCGGCGCTCCGGACCTGTCACCGAACGCCGATGGGGCGATGCAACGGTTCGAGGAGGCCCACGCCGAGCTCGCCAGGGAGGAGAGTGCGCGGTGAACCTGCTGCGTAGCCGCGGCCGGCACACCCGCCGCGCAGTCCAGGGCCGCCTGACCGCCGAGCAGCGGTGCACCAACCTAGTGCGGCAGCTCGCCGACCAGGTGGCCGCCGCCCTCCCCGGCGAGGGCTACGACCTGCACTGGTCGTGCACCCCTGTGCATGTGCTGGTGCAGCCCACTCCAGTGTGGTCGGTGCAGTCGTCTGCCGAGCGTGTCACCGGCTACCAGGAGGCCCTCCGCCGGGTCGGGCTGCACACCCGCCTCATTGAGCGCGACGGCACCCCGGTCGGGGTGGTCGTCTGCCCGCGGCGCCGAACCTTGCGCGCCGCGGCCGAGCACGCCCTGCGCCACCTTCAGGCCGCCCCACAGCAGTGGGAGGAGGTGGTGCGGTGACCCGCCGCCGCTGGCGTGCCCTGCTCAACCCGTTCCGCCGCCGGCGCGGCCGACACGGCCGCACCGGCGACCGGGACCTGCTCGCCCTGGCCATCGCCGTGGGAGTCGTCACCACCGCACCGGAGGAGGAGAGATGACCGCCGTTGAGGTTGACCACCGCCGCTGCGACCAGATCGCCCGCTACCTGTGGGCGCTCGCCTCCCCCGCAGGCGAGCGGCCCATCAACCCGCTCGCCGCGATGCTCCAGCCGCTCGGCGACGCCATCGGCGGCACGATCCCCGTGGACCGGGACCAGCTGCGCGAACTGCTGGCCGAGCGGCGGGTCCTGCTCGCCAAGATCGCCAACCTTGAATCCCGGATCGCTGAGCTGGAGGGAGGGACGAGGGCATGATCGCCGCCGTCGCCCTGGCGGCCGGTGCCGCCACCATCACCGCTGTCGTGGCGGCGGTGATGGGGCACCGGCGCCACGACCGGGAGCTGCGCAGCAGTGCCCTGCTCACCATGGCCGTGGCCGGCTACCTGACCCTGATTTCGGCGCTTGCGGAGCTGACCCCCGCGGTTCGGGTGGCCGCGGCCATGAGCCCCACCCCCGCCCGGTATCTGGTGCCCGCGGTCACGATCCTCGGGTGCCTGATCGTGACCGTGCTCCTCGCCGTCCAGCTCCGGGGGCGGAGGTGACCCTCGTGGTGCTGTGCGCTTCCGAGGACCACGCGACCCCCGAGCCGGCGGTGGCCCACCTGGTGTGGCCGGACGGCCGACACACCCCCGCCGCCTGCTGCCACAGCCACCTCGTCGCGCTGCTGGAGGACTCGCTCGACCAAGGGCACCCGGTCCTCGTCCACCCAGTGGTGGACCACCCGAACCCCACCCGGGCGGTCCCGGAACCCCACAGTACGCCGACGGGGCGCTGCACCTGCGACAACCTGCCGGGAACCCCATGCCCGGCCTGCCGACTCGACGCGGACGCCCTCCACGGGGCGCTCACCGACGACCTAACCAGCCACGGAGGCAAGCATGCTCACTGAGATCATCGCCGCCGGGATCGGGGTCGCCCTCGGCGTGCACGCCCTGGCCTCCACCACTTCCCTCCACCCCGCACCGGCCGCGGACGCCACCGGCGACCACCCGGACGCGCTGGACATCATCAACGACCGGCTGGCAGCCGCCGAAGCCGCCCTCGCCACGGCCATGACCGAGCTCAACCACGCCAGGGCGCACCTCGACGCCATGGCCAACACCAGCCTTGGGGGTGACCGGTGACCACCCCCACCACGGTGCCGCTGCCCAAACAGGGCGTGGCACCCTACCTGGAGGTCACCGTGCACGGGCAGCCCGTCCCCCAGGGGTCGACCGTGCGCACCCAGTACGGGGTCCGGCACTCCAACGCCACCCAGCTGCGCCCGTGGCGGGAAGCCGTCAAATGGGCCACGCTCGCCGCACTCCCCACCACAACCCGGGCCCGCCCCCTGGATGGGCCGGTCGCCGTCCAGGTGACCTTCAGCCTGCCCAAGCCGGCCAGCGCCCCACGCCGACGCCGCACCTGGCCGATCAAGCGCCGCTCCGGAGACCTGGACAAGCTCCTCCGCGGCGTGCTCGACGCCCTCACCGACGCCGGGGTGTGGGTGGACGACGCCCAGGTCGTCGAGGTGATAGCCCGCAAAACCTACCCGGGCGAGGAGCAGGACGCCCTGCATGTGCCGGGTGCGGTGATCCGCATCTGGGAGGTGACCACGTGACCAGCAGACCAGGCATCTGCCGCTCCTGCGGCCACCACAGGGTCATCGTGGCCCGGGGCTGGTGCACCACATGCAACCGGCGGTGGGTCAACGCCGGGCGCCCCAAAGAAGGCCCACCCCCGCCACCGGTCAAACCCCGGCGCACCCCGTGGATCCCCCTCCGGGAGGACACGCGCGAGCGGATGGAATTCGCCGCCAACCTCGCCAGCCGGAACGTCGCCACCCCGCACATTGCCTGGCGGCTCGGCCTCTCCGAGCGCCAGGTGCAGCGCTACCTGGCCGCATGGCGCGAACTCCACCAGCAAGGAAGGGACCGATGACCACGATCTCGCGCGGCGGTGCACTACAGCGCCGCCCACCAGGGAATGACGCGACGGGTAACCCGCCACCGTGCAGCGCGGACCCCGAGCTGTTCTTCCCGCCCGGGTACGGGGACGCCTACACCAGCTGGGTTGAAAAGGCGCGGGCCGTCTGCCGCTCCTGCCCCCAACGCGCCGCCTGCCTGCAGTGGGCGCTCACCCACCCGAGCATGGCCGAGCACGGAATCTGGGGAGGCACCACCCCCATGCAGCGGCGCGCCTGGCTGCGCGCCAACCAGAAGACCCCCAAGCGGGATAAGCAACCCGAGGTGACCTGCACCGAGTGCGGGCGAACCGTGCGCCTGGTCAACGGCCGGATCGTCCTGCACACCCCCACCGACGACCTGCTGGCCACCACCAGCCTCTGCGCTGGCAGCGCCCAGCACTACCAGCAGATACCCGCCTAACCCCCGACGAGGAGGACACCATGCAGTTCTCTGCCGATTCCCGCGAGCTCGCTGACGCTGTGGCCTGGGCCTCCCGCGCCCTCGGCACCCACACCACCCAGCCGATCCTCGGCGGGATCATGCTCACCGCCGACGGCGACACCAGCACCGTCGAGGTGGCCGCGTTCAACTACGACACCTCACGCACCGCCACCATCAAGGCCGACGTCGCCGAGCCTGGGCGGGTGCTGCTGCCCGGGCGGGTCCTGGCCGAGATCACCCGGGCGCTCCCCGACAAGTCCGCCACGCTCACCGTGGACGGCACACGCGCGACGCTCACCTGCGGGACCACCCGGTTCGCCCTGGCCACCATGCCCGCCGAGGACTACCCGACCCTCCCGGTCATGCCCCCGGCAGCCGGCCGGGTCGACGCCGAGANGTTCTCCACCGCGGTCGCCCAGGTCGCCGTGGCNGTGGGCAAGGACGGCACCCTGCCCATGCTCNCCGGGGTGCGCATGGAGATCGACGGCGGCATGATCACCCTGGCCGCGACCGACCGGTACCGGCTCGCCGTGCGCGAACTGGAATGGGCCCCGGCCGACCCCGGTGTGCAGGCCGCAGTCGTGATCCCCGGGCGCCAGCTCGCCGACCTCGCCAAGACGCTCACCCCGGGGGAGGTGGAGATCGGCCTGGGTGACACCACCTCGGGCGGAGTGATCGGCTTCTCCAACGGCGGGTGGCGGACCACCACCCGCCTGCTGGAGCCGGAGTTCCCCAAGTTCCGGCAGCTCTTCCCCCAGGAGTTCACCACCCACGCCGACTTCAAGACGGGCGAGCTCGCCACGGCGGTCAAGCGCGTCGCGCTGGTCGCCGAGCGCAACACCCCGGTGCGGCTCACCTTCCGCGCCGGCGAGGTGGTGCTGGAGGCGGGCAGCGGCGACGAGGCCCAGGCGATGGAGGTGCTGCCCGTCACCTTCGACGGCGACGAGTTCACCATCGCCTTCAACCACCACTACCTGCTGGACGGGCTCACCGCCCTCGACGCCGATGTGGCCCGGTTGCAGCTCACCGAGCCCACCAAGCCGGCGGTCCTCACCGCGGCCACCAGCGGGGAAGAGTCCGGCGACTACCGGTACCTGGTCATGCCGATCCGCACCGCCACCCAGTAGACCATGTCCGAGGTTGACTACCGGGCGGCGTACCTTGCGGCCAGTGCCGAGGCCACGCGCCTGCGCGCCGAGGTTGAGGCGCTGCGTGCCGAGCTCGCCGCCCACCAGCGCACCATCCCCGCCCTCCCCACGGATGACGGCGGGACGCCGATCGAATGGGGGCCGTGGGAGCAGGCCCCCACACCCGTGTCGCATATCCCCGTCGACTGCGACCAGTGCGCCCACCCGGGACCACCGCTGCTCGCCCTGGGCCGCGCCGGCGGGGTGATCCGCTACCAGGCGGTCCGGTGCCCGGCATGCCAGCAGATGCGCGTGTGCCGGCGCGACCACATCGGGCTGCGAGTGCACCTCACCGAGATCGCCTACCACCCACCCCAGGGAGGCATGCGTGCCTAAGCATCGCCAAAAGCCGGGGCGCCCGCGGAACCGCGCCGCGGGCACCCCGCCCCCCGCGGGCACCAACCCCGTCGACAACCCCCGCTTCACCCGGCCACTAGTCAAAGCCCTTCGTGAGCATATTGACGCCTTCACCGCCGCCATGGCCGGGCCAAACCCCCGCCACCGTGACCTGGAGGCGGTGCGCCCATGCGCCGTCGCCTGGGTCTACTACAGCGTCCTCGTCGCCTGGGCTGAGGACCACGGCCTGGTCGACCCGTGGCTGCGCGTGGATGCCAAACCCCGGCGCGAGCTGTACGCGCCGCGCGAGGCCGGCGGCATGCGCGGCTGGCTCGCCCGCGCCTACGCCTCCCTGTGCGTGCACCCAGCCACCTGGTGCCTGCTGGACCCCAGGTACTCGGAGCTACGCGCGCACCATCCCAGCGAGGAGGTGTGCCGGGACCTGGTCGACTGGTGGAGCTCGGACGCCCCGTCGCTGGTGTTCGAGACCACCGCGGGACCGGGATCCATCACCGGATGGCTCGTGGGTGACCTGCTCCAGGCGCTCAGCACCACCAGGAACAAGGGCAACGCCCTCGCGCAAACGCCCTGGTGGCTGGCTGACGGCATCCTGGACCTCACCCTCGTCCCGGCCGCGACCCAGTTCCGCGACGAGCCCGTGCTGCGGGTGATGGACCCGGCCTGCGGCACCGGGCACTTCCTCATCCGCGCCATCGACTACCTGTGGGACTGGTACACCACCGGCCACCTGGAGCCGCGGCAGGCGCGCGTCCCCGCCGCCATCGGCGGCCCCCGACTGGATCCGGCGGAGGCGATCCGCCGGATCCTCGCCGGTGTTCACGGGGTCGAGCTGGACCCGCTCACCGCCGCGGTCGCCCGGCTGCGGGTCACCGCCGTCATCGCCGACCTGATGCACCGCTCGGGCCTGATTCCCGCGCGCCGCCTGGACGCCCTGCCCCCGTTCCAGCCGCGGATCGCCGTGGGGGACTCGCTGCTCGCCGGCACCACTACCGCCGAGGAGTACGCCCGGCTGCGCCCCGCGCAGGCCGCGATCATTAATCTCGGCACAACCCAGGCGGCCACGCCGGTTCAGACCGTGCTGTTCCCCTGATCGTGATCGCCGGAGGGTTGCTCGCCGCTCCCAGCCGGCGCTTGCTCGGCCCGCTCTGCGGCTTCCGCAACCCTCAGGGGGACGACGGCGGCAACCCGGCGCCCCCGGATGGTGACGTAGGTGATCTGCCCGCCAACGGCGGCACGGTGCAGCACGTCAGCCCAGTGGATTCGCACTAGGGACGAGCTCATCTCCGTCGATTTCATGCACCTCATCGTATCGAGATGTACGTGAGCGTACATTCAGGTACGATTGACTTATGTGCACGACGCACGCGCAAACATCGAAGGGGGAGAGGAATCTCGAGCGCGACTACGACGCCCCCACGCTGGCCCAGCTGGAAGAGCCGCCCACGCGCCGCTGCCCGATCTGCGGTGGCGCCGCCGTGCTCAGCGAGGGTGACGACGTCATGGTTGAGATCCCCCGCCCAGTCCATGTCACTCCAGACGAAACAGTCTGGACCCCAGTCCGCGGGTGGAAGATCAGCGGTCGTAGGAACGACTGCGTCTACGTCACCCCACCTAGGGGCAAACGCGGCGACACTGCCGCACTCACACCACAGCAGGCACGGCACCTGGCCGGCTCACTGCTCGCCGCCGCCGACCAGACAGACCCCCGCCACGCCATCGCCGCCCGGCTACGGGAACGCGCCAAGCACGTGACCGGGGACCTATGCCAAAAAATGCCGGGGCGGGAGGAGATCGCCGCCAGGCTCGCCGCCACCATCCCCTGGCTCGGCCCCGACACCACCCGCACCGTGGCCAGCCTGGCCCTCCTAGCGCTCCACGACGCCGGCCTCGCCGTCGTCCCCGCCGAGGCAACCCGGTGGGCGTCCACCACGCTGCGAGCCGTACGCCTAGCCGCCGAGCACATGGCGGTAGGCGACCGCCTGGACAACACCGAGGAGAGCAAAGCACGCGCCCAGGCCGGCCGCTACCTGCTCAACCTGCTAGACCCCGGCACACCCGAGGCGCACTGCCCGGAGCGGCGCCGCCTCGTGTCCCGGCTGATCGACCAGCTCGAGGAGGCCGCCGACCGCACCACCGGTCACCAGGTGGTGCGCGACATCTCCGAGCTCACCGGAACCACCGGTGACGTCACCCCACACGACATCGAGGAGCTACGCAATGCCATCCAGCACGATGCCTGACACCCCTGACTGCTGCCCGNACATCTGCCCCCACTGCAGCGGGACCGGTGTGGAGCGCGGCCTCTACGCCGGCGAGGACACCCCGGACTGCTCTGTGTGCAAAGGAACAGGGGTCAGCAATGATGGGTGAACCGCCACTCCTGCAGATCACCAAACCCCGGCAGCTCACCCTCCTACGCGAAGACATCACCGCCGCACTCCTGAAGGCCTGGTCAGACCACCCGGTCTCCTGCTCGCACACCCAGGTCGCACCGATCGGGCGGTTCACGGACGCCGTCATGGGGGTCCTGGAACGGTACACGCTGCGCCAGCAGGCGCCGAGCCTGCGCCAGTTCCTGTTCCCGCGGCGCGCCGAGCTCCTCAACGAGCTCACCACCGCCCAGGACCGCGCCCGCGACCTTGAACGCCAGCTCGCCGAGCGGACCGAGCAGGTCTACCAGCTGACCGAGCAGCTCGACCAGGCCGCAGCCCGCGCCGAGGAAGACCAGCGCACCATCCGCAGGCTGCTCGGCACGATCTCCGAACAGGAACACCTGATCAGCGCCCTTAAGGGCGACCTGCAGACCCTGCAGGAGGGGTACACCGAGCGCGCCCTGCAAACCCCGCCGCCGCCGATCAGCCCGTGGGCGGAGGCGGCCCGCCAGCGCGAACGCGCCGACAAAACCGCCCACCTCCTCGCCGCGGCGGAGGCGCGCATCGCCGAGCTCGAGGACCAAATCCGCCAGCTCACCACGGAAAGGGAAACCCCCGATGCCGCTTGACGTCGCCGAAACCCAGGCCGACGTGGACGCGCAGGCGCCAGAAATCCGCCGGTACCTGACCGAGCACAACCGGGGGCGACCGTGACCGTCACCACACTGGAGCAGCGTGGCACCTGCCCGCACTGCGAGCGTGACATGCCGATCGTCCACGGGCTCCTCATCGTCCACGGCCCACCCCAGGCGCGCTGCCCCGGCTCCCGGCAGCCCGTCGCCGGCGCGGTGGCACCGCCCCCTCAGGNGCCGTTGAGCCCGCTGGTCGCCGAGCTCCGCAACCTCCGGTTGCGCCGCGGCCTGTCCCAGACGCAGGTGGCCGAGCGTGCCGGCATGTACCCGTCCCACATCTCCCAGCTGGAGAACGGGGTGAGGGAGCCGACGCTGGGCACGTTGGACCGGTGGGCCCGCGCGCTCGACCTGCAACTCACCCTCGCCCCACACGCTCCGCAGCCCACCGGAAAACGACACCGGGTGCTCGTCGCGGGTTCGCACACCTGGAACCGGTGGGACCTCGTCGCCACCGCCCTGAACCAACGGCTGCACCAGCACGGCAGCCTGGCCGTACTGCACGGCGGCTGCACCACGGGGGTCGACGCCATGGCCAACCGGTGGGCGCTGGAGCAGATCAGGCGGGGCGCCAACGTCACCGTGGAAGTCCACCCGGCCGCCGCGGCCGGGCCGCGGCGCAACGCCGCCATCAGGCGGCTCGGCGCCGACGAGTGCCTGGCGTTCGTGGACCGGTGCACCCGGCCCGGGTGTTGGAAACCGCAACCGCACGGGTCGCATAACACGGCCGGCACCGTGGCACTCGCCCAGCAGGCTGGCATCCCCGTGAAAACTGTGAAGCTGTGGGAATGGGTTTGTTGAGGTCACCATGCCCCTCCCACCGATGCCCTACTACGGCGGCAAGCAGTCGATCGCTCGCCAGATCGTGGAGCTCCTCCCNGAGCATGAGCACTACGTCGAACCTTTCGGTGGAAGCCTGGCCGTCCTGCTGGCCAAGAAGCCGTCTCCACACGAGACGGTGAACGACATTTCCCGCGCGCTCATGCGGTTCTGGCGAGTCCTGCGCGACCGCCCCGACGACCTCGAACGCGCCTGCGCACTCACGCCGCATTCCCGCGCCGAGTACGAAGACGCCCTAGCCGTCGACCTGGCCACCGTCGACGACGACCTCGAATGCGCACGCCTAGTGTGGGTGCTCCTCACCCAAGGCCGCGCGGGCACCCTCCGAAACACCGGATGGCGCCACTACCAANCCCGGCNGGATCGTCGACCAGCATGCCCCGCTACCTGCAGGGGTACGTGGCACGGATCGCCGCCGCGGCTGAACGACTGGCCATGGTGTCCCTGGAATGCCGGCCCGCACTGGAGGTCATCGACGACTACGGGCGCCACACCGATGTCCTCCTGTACGTGGACCCGCCGTACCTCGGCAGCACGCGGACGCGTAACTACCGGCACGAGATGATGTCCGAGGCCAGCCATCGGGAGCTCGCCGAGGCCCTGCACACATGCAAGGCTGCCGTCGTACTCTCCGGCTACCCGTCACCCCTGTACGACCGGCTCTACAAAGGCTGGCACCGCATCGAGCTCACCGCCCACACCGGTCAAGCACGCCACCGCCGCCGTGTCGAGGTGCTGTGGTCCAACCGCCCCTTCCCCCACGTCACCACCCCGCTNTTCNACCTGGTGGAGGNNTCGTGAACCGCGAGGACCACAAGGCATGGCAAGAAGAACGGGCCCGCCAGGAGGCCCGCGCACGGGAAACGGCCCGTGTCATCGACGCCCTGCGCCAGGAGGGCTACCACCTCAAGCTCAACCTCAATCGGCGACGGCTCATCGACGCCCTGCGCCGGGAGGGCTACCGCCTGGTCGGCGTCGACGACGCCGAGTGGGACGAGTTCACCCACGCCCACGGGCTCCGCACGCCGAACCTGGCGGACGACGACACGGACGGCCTGACCCGCGACTGGGGGTGGCAGTGACCCGAAATCTTGGCCGCAAGCCCCGTCCTTGACGACAAGCCGCGACGGCGGCCAGGAGAGCACACCGAACGTCACCGGCGATGCGCCGCCTCTGCTGAAGGTCATCCGGGACTACGAGGAGGCGCCGTGACCCAGCGACCCCGCCCCGNCAACGACGTCATCGCCACGCTCGCGCGGCAGCGCGCCAACACCCCCGGTCTCAGCGACCTCGAATACCGCGCCGCCGGCTGCCTCGCCGTCGCATTCGGCACCACCCGCACCTGGAGCCACGCCATGCGCGTCCTACGCGAGCACTTCACCGAATGCGGCAACGTCGCCCTGCTCGCCGAGTGCGAGCGCCTGGCCGAACAGCTCGCCGCCGAGGCCAAGCAGCCGACCCCCGAAACGGCGGCCGCACCCGGCAGCGCCTGACCCGAAATCTTGATGGCCAGCCGTGCGACTACTCGCTGGACCTGTTCTTGCGCGGCCGCCCACCACCCGCGCCGCGCCCCGGCCGGCGCCTCACCCACTCCTGAATCGTCGCCGGACGCCACACCGGAGTCCGCCCAAACCGCGCATCCGGCGGCGGCATCACCGCCGCCAACTTCTCCGGCGGAAGCTCGTACCCTTTGGCGATCAGCTCCTGGCAGTACCGGGTATCGGCCATGTACCGGTGCACCGTCTCCAGCTTCACCCCGAGCAGGTCGGCAACATCCCGGGTCGTCCAAAACGGTGCGTCCGGGTCGGGAGAAACCGCCTGCGAACCTGAAACTTCATCAAGGTCAGCCATAGTGCGGGTTATCGTAACCACCGCCGCTCACGACCAGCGGACACGCCCGCCGTTGCGGTGGGCCTCCTCAGCCAACCGGTGCAGCCGGCGCAGGATGCTGGCGTAGTAGCCGGGGTCGGTTCCGCAGTCGCTCCACCGCGGGCCCGCGTAATCATCGCCGGCCAGGGCGTAGTCGTCGACGGCCGGGGTGCCAACCTCGTCGCTGGTGGCCACGTCGACGAGACCGAGGGCCACGAGAACCCGGCCGAGGAAATCCCCAGCAGGGCAGGTACCGGTCCCATCGCCGAATGGAAAGCCGAGGAGGTCGAGGACCTTGGCGGCATGGGTGATGGAGACGTTGACCTGGTCGCCGTTGGTGGCGGTGAAGGTGACGGACATCGGTGAACCTCCCGCGACCCCACCCCGTTGAGGGGTGGGGCTGTCTACGCCAGCGAACCGCGTGCGGGTCAGTCCTCGCCCCGCAGCATGATCGTCAGAGCCAGTTCGTCCTGGTCACCAGGGCCAGCCGCCACAACGAGGTCAACCCTGCTCGACTGGTACTGGGCGCCAGGGCGAGGCACCCGCGACACCGTGAAGGCGCGCCGCCGGGCATTGCGCCGGCTGAGCCTGATGGCGAGGGACGCCATGTAGAGGACGTCTCGCAGCCGGGCGGTCTCCTGCTGCGGGATACCCGTGGTGGTGGTGTCCTCCTCGGTCCACCTGACGCATTCGTCCCAGGCGGCCCGGGTGAGCGCGACTGGAGCACGCAGCCCAGCCTCGCGGGCGAGGTCGTCGGGCACCTCGACCAGGACGCCATCAGCGATGGCCTGGCTGCGGGTGTAGGTGTCGATCACAGGCCCGAAGTCCATCTGTCGTCCCCCATGCGGGAAAACATCATCAATGTGACCATGATTAAGTTTCCGAGTTGATGGCTCCGAACGCAAGCTGAACCCGCGAAACGCAAAACGGCCACACCGCGGTGGTGTGGCCGCCTCATCGTCCGCGCCGCCAAACGGGGCGCGCCAGGAGAAGCGATCAGTCGTCGCGCTGCTCGAACGGTTTGCCCCAGGCGCGCTCGGTGATCTCACCCAGCACACCCGGCCGCACCGTGAGCGGATCGACCGCCTCCGCCGGCGCGCCCGTCCTATATGGCCCGTCCGGCTGCTCCGACCGGTCGTACTCTCTCACCCAGAACACCCGCCTGCGGAACATGCCCGGATACCCGGTGTTCGGCGCGTCCGGCGCCAGCGTCGCATACCCCACCACACGGCCCGCCCGGCCACGCCACGGCACCGGGCGCCGCCGGGTACCCGCGGTAACGACCTCCTGGCGGACGTAGGGGAACCTCTCCGGCGGCTCCAGCCAGACGATGCCATCCTCGTGCTCGACATCCTCATGCATGGGTGTCATCGCCCCCTCCAGGCGCGTGAGTCGCATGTGTGGGCGTCATCGTCTCAGCGGACCAGGCCCGGCCGCCACCCCATCAGGCACACAACCGCGGCCCCCTCAGCGCTCGGCATGGTCCGCCTCCTCCCACGGGCCGATGACCCGCCGCATGTTGTGCACCAGCACGTACTCAACATCGCGGCCGAGCGGGCTCGTGGCCCGCTCGAAGTCCGCCAGCGTGATGGAGCGAAGCCAGTCCAGGTCGGTATCGGAGTACCCCAAGGCGGCCGGGTAGCCGGCCCCGCCGACTGTCGGCCGGGCGGCCTCCAGTGCCCGCCTGAACGCGGGCCCAGGCTGGATG